GTTATTTGATGCGAGTGGCGGCGATTATCTGGTGTGGTGCCATACCAGGGCTGCAGGTGTACTTGTTCCGGCGCACCTTCCCGGAACTGTGGCAGAACCACATGGAGGGCGCTGGATCGTTCCTCGAGCTGCTGGCGCCGTGGATTGAGGACAAGATTGCGTCGGTCAACTTCGGCGGCGAACGCCGAGGGATAAGTTTCTGGAACGGTTCGCGGATTCATCTCTGCCATTGCCAGCACGAAAAGGACGTTTTCAATTACCAGGGCGCCGACATCCACGTCCTGATGATCGATGAAATCACGCACTGGCCGGATTCGATGTATCGGTTTCTGCGCGGTCGGTTGCGGTTGGGCAGCTTGGAGATTCCCGAACCGTTTCGCGGGCAATTCCCGCGGATGCTGGCGGGCAGCAACCCAGGCGGAGTGGGGCATAACTGGGTCAAGGCTGCCTTTGTGGATCTCGCCGCGCCCATGGCTCTCTCGCGCATGCCGGCGAAAGAGGGTGGGATGCTGCGCCAGTTTATCCCGGCGCTACTGAAGGACAACCCGATTGCCTTTAACTCAGGGTATGAGGATCGCCTGGCCGGCTTGGGCAACGCAGCCCTGGTGCGCGCGATGCTTTTTGGCGACTGGAACATCGTCTCCGGGGGTGCGTTGGATGATGTGTGGAGCGAACGGCTGATTGTCCCGCGGTTCCCGATTCCGCATTCCTGGCGGCTGGACCGTTCGCATGACTGGGGGGGATCGCACCCTTTCTCGGTGCTGTGGTGGGGTGAGGCGGATGGAACGGAAGCGAAGTTACCGGATGGTCGCGTGTTTTGCCCACCGAAAGGCTCGCTGATCCTGGCGCATGAGTGGTACGGGGCGCTCGCCGGCGAAACCAACAAGGGAATAAAAATGTCGCCGCGGGATGTCGCGAAGGGCATCAAGGCGCGGGAATTGGAATTGGTCACGGCGAAATGGTTTGCGAGTCATCCCCGGCCCGGTCCTGCTGACAACCAGATCAGCGCCGTCACTATGCCAGGAACCCCAACGATTGCCGATGAGATGCTGAAAGAGGGCGTGGCCTGGACGAAGAGTGACAAGGACCCTGGTACCCGCAAGATCGGCCTCGAGCTGATGCGGGCACGAATTCGGGAAGCCGGGAAAGACCGCCCGGAGGATGCGGCGCTGTACATCATGGAGCATTGCCGGGCCGCGCTCGCGCATTGGCCGGTGCTACCGCGGGACAAAAAGGATCCTGATGTTGTCGATACGAATTCTGAGGATCACGATTTTGACGCCGCCAAATATCGCATTCTCGCCACCAAACCGACTGTCATGTCGATCAATTTGAGGACCGCAATGTGAGCGTACCAGGCGAAATTGCCACCACCCGGCCAAATTCCGTCGAGACGCCGCGCAACGAATACGCAATGCATCTGTGGCAGTGGGATCTGGTCGCGGATGCGTGTGCGGGCGAAGCGGCGGTGAAGCTCTTTCCCGAGCGCTATCTGCCGAAGCCCAACCCGCACGACCGTACGGAGGAAAACAAACTCCGCTTCATTCAGTACGTCAAACGGGCCGTCTATTACAACGCGAGCGGCCGTACGCTATCGGCATTGATCGGCCTGGCGTTCAATCAAGATCCTTCCTTGACGCTGCCGCCCACTCTCGAATTTTTATCGACCGATGTCACGGGTTCCGGTCTGTCCCTGATGCAGCTCGCGCAGCAGTGCTTGGCCGAAGTGCTGCAGATGGGTCGTGCAGGTATCTTGGTCGATTACCCGAAAACCGATGGCCTCGTCACCAAGCAGCAGCAGATCCTGGGTGATGCGCGCGTGGTCGTGAATTTCTATGGTGCGCGCGACATCATCAATTGGCGCAGTGTCAAACGTGGGTCCAAGCAACTACTGTCGCTTTTGGTGCTGCGGGAGACCTGGGAAGAAGACACGCAGTGGATCGCGCCGTGCATGGATCAGTATCGAGTGCTGCGACTGATTGATGGGCAAACCGGAAACTTGCCATGGGATGCGACCACCCTGGAGAAGCCGCTGAATTGGAACGGCGTAGGGCGTGTCTATACGCAGGAGCTATGGCGCATCAACACCCAAGGCTGGTACATGCACGAAGGGCCGACCGTGGTCCTGGATGGGGTTGGACTACCGTGGACCGAGATTCCCTTTACCTTCATCGGCGCCCACAACAATAGCCACTATCTAGGACCGTTGCCGCTCTTTGATCTGTGCTCGCTCAATATCGCGCACTACCGCAACTCCGCAGACTATGAGGATTCCGCCTATATCGTCGGCCAGCCGCAATTCTGGATGAGCGGGATGGATGAGCGGTGGCTGATGGATTTGGAACAGAAAGGGATTGTGGTGGGCTCGCGCGCGATCCTGCCGATCCCCGTGGGTGGTTCTGCCGGTGTTTTGCAGGCGCAACCAAATACCTTAGCCCGCCAGGCGATGCTCGATAAAGAACAGCAGATGGCCTCGTTAGGTGCGCGATTGCTGTCCAGTACCAGTCAAGTCAAGACCGCAACCCAGCAGAACAGCGAGGATGCCAGCGCACACTCCGTCTTGAGCCTGTGCTGCAACAACGTCTCGATGGCGCTCTCCAAGTGTTTGTCCTGGGCGGCGAAGTTCGAGAACGTGACGCTCGTTGCGAATTCGGATGGCGATGATGATGCGGATGATAATTCGTTTGCGATCAATACGGATTTTTTGGGCACGAACTTGGATGCGCCGACGCTCGCCACGCTGCTCGCCATGGTGCAGGCGGGCAAGATCCCGGAGTCTGATTTCTGGCAGGCGCTGCGCAACATCGAATTGATTGATCCTGAAAAGACGGACGACGAGATTCGCGAGGAAATCGATTCGCAGGAGCCCGTGACGAAGCCGCCGTTGTTTGGCAATAATCTCGATCCGGCCAACAACCCAGATAATCCCAATGATATTGGAGCGGGCGGATGATGGCCACCGTGCCCGTGAAAACGGATTACAAGAATCGTCCAGGCACCACTCAGGGGACTATCGATTATCAAAACCTGCCGCACATAAAAAAACGCGACGCGATTATCTTGAGGATGCATGACAGTGGTCATACGCTAAAACAGACAGCCGAGGCGATACGTTATCTTGACTCTACCGGCTTTGGCTGGTCATCAGTGCGCGTCAATCAGATTTATAAACGCCTGCGCGGCAAGGGATGGAGTCACGTGACCGGCGATGCATTTGATTTCTTCGCCAAGCGCCGCACCGCCAGAAGGCAAAGGCTGCGCGTGCTGCACGCAAGAGGAATCGCTCATGAAAGCAACTAAGGTTGGGTCGAACCGTGAAAAGTTACGCTACGTCGCCAAGCCTGGCGCCAAGGTCTATCACCTGATGATCTCGGTGACGAAGGTCGAGGGAAATCTCTTCCTTTGTGGACGCCGGGCAGAAGCGGGTATGCATTGGAGTGCGAATCCGCCGCAGACGCATGAACGCTGTGCTGTATGCCAGCGTGCGCTGCGCCGACTGGCCTACGATGATGCGGGACTCAAGGATAGAGCCGCATGACATGACCGGCATCACCGTCCCCATCGTCTATACGTGCCGCGCCTGCGGGATCAACGAACGTGAGATTCGCGTGCGCGAGCGCAGCCTTGGGGAAGACGTTGTCGCGTGGATGCGTCACGTGCAGGAATGCGTGGTAGCCGATCACAACCAGACGAGTCCCGCCTGTCGCTCACCGCACTGCGATTTGCGTGTCCCGTTTGCGCATGGACACTCCCATGGGTGAAGTCGTACCAATCCCGAAGCGCTGGACGCAAGCGGAAATCAAGGCCTTTACCTGCGGCTGCGGGTGCCAGACGTTTTTCTGCCTGTCAGGCGGAACCGTGATATGCGCGGAGTGTCGGTTTATCAACTCGCCGCTCATCGTCCAAGTGCGCGATGGGTTCACGGTGCCGGCATGAGCAAGGCCAACGTGCAATTCCTGCGCCTGGATGCGGAGCCCTGTCCGTCCGCCGAGGGCCCGCAGCGCTTCACATTTCGCTGCGTCGGCTATAACCGCGCTCGGCATACGTTGCTTGAACCCATCACGTGCGCCAATTTGCTCATCGCCAATTCTGGCCATGGCATCAAACGCGACGGTCAAGGGAACAATGGGGGCAGTCCGCAGTGGGAATGGGACGGCGATCGGCAATGTCCGACGTTCTCACCGTCGATCAACTGCGCTGGGCACTGCGGCTGGCACGGGTATATCCGCGCCGGCCGCTGCGTCGATGCGACAGGACGGGATGAGCCATGAGGCAGGACCATGGCTGATCGCTATAAAAAGGCAAGCGGCGCTTGGATTCAGCCAGCCCGGCAATTAAAAATGTCCTGTTGCGACTGTTGTTCGGTGCATGTCTTAGATTTCAGGATCAGAGACGGTCGGATTGAAATGCGGATCAATCGAGATAATCGCGCAACGATGAACAAGCGCAGGCACACATCAGTTATCGCTCGATATACCGTCGCCGCGCAACGACTTGTCATGGCGAAGAAATGAGCGCCGTCCCCCTCCAAGACACGCTGCTGCGTCATCAGGTGCTGATCCAGCGGCTAT